CACAGTAAATCTGGTTGTTGAGAACCTCGATTGACGGGTTCATCGGCGTCCAATCCTGCGGCGGCGTGAACGCGATACGGCGCGTTTGGAATGACGGCACATATTCGCACAGCGGCTTGAGGCAGAAGAACATATTTTGCTTGGCGTGTTGCCGGTTGTGCCAGTTGACCTTCGGGTCGAGCGCCAGCGAGTTCATCACCGAGTAGGCTTGCGGGCGCAGTTTCTCGTTGTAGTATGCACAGATAGAGAACTCCTCCTTCATGCCTGTGGTGTATGGGTAATCCAGCACGAACAAATGGTCGGAGGGGTACGGGATTTTCATCCCCTCGGCAGCGATCATCGTGCCCAGCGTGTTCTGCCCCTTCTCTCGATAATACTTCGCCAGTTCCCACAGCGGCTCAGCGCGAGAGGGGCGATAGTTATAGGCTTCCAACATGGCGGCGATGAACCGGTCATAGCTTTTTAAGGCTGACCAGCAGCGACCAATCTCATACTTGGAATAGAATATTTCCTCGTCCCAGCTACCCAGTTCGATAACTTTCTCGTAGGCGCGGATCGCTTTTACAAAATCGCCATCGTCCTTGTATGAGTTGGCGAGATAGAACCACGACCGCCCATTGTTGGGATGCTTTTTAAGATCGTCGCGCAGCAACTTAATATCACGCCGCGCTTTGTTGGTACGGTTCGATCCGTCTGCATGGTCATTGTACCACACGCCGGTAATATGACCAGCAGGAGGAATGTCAATGTACTCATGCGTAACGCCGACATAGCCGCCAGTTGCCCGCCGTCCAATGAACCGCACGTTGTTGTAAGTAGTGCCGCTGCCCTTCTGGGTCAGGAGATAACACTGGCCGCCAATTAGTTGCTTTTTGAAGTCCGGGTCTTCAACCACCAGTTCCATATCTGCATCGCAGAGCAGGAGATATGTCCACGGATACGGTGCAGAACGGGCGGCGTCGAGGCCCTCGTTTCTGGCTTGAGAGAAGTCGATAAACTTCCCGTGTGTAAAGTGACCGGGAATACCACGTCCCTTAAAAAATGCTTCCACAATCTCAACTGTATTATCAGTTGATCCAGTATCATGTATCACCCAATAGTCGATGTGTGGAGCGACTGACTTGAGGGCGCGTTCGATCCGTGCCGCTTCGTTGCGGACGATCATATTCAGACACAGTTTCATCATTCAACTCCGAGGGGGTCGGCGGTTGATTAAGAACCTATACTATCCCGATTGGGATTGCAAGCGTTAGAATGGCGCACCGAGAGAAATTCTCAACGGACCTGTCATGCCGTAGTTGCCGCCAGTGCCACCAATACCTGTCGTTCCCGATGGACCAGTACCGCGCGGGAACTGGTTTGGTCCAGTGCTACCGTCATTGCGCGTGAAGAAACCTGTTGCGCCGGTAATATTGGGCCAGAGAACTAGAGAGGCGTTCCACACCGCTCCTACAACATACGGATCAGACAGAGGTGGAATGAACAACAATCCGCTACCAGCCGTGACAGGACCATCAGGACCCGTAGGACCAGCCTGCGGACCTGTGATGCCTGTAGCGCCAGTCGCACCAGCCTTGCCCGGTCCATCCGTACCGGTATTACCGGTCACACCGGTTGAACCAGTCGCGGGGCCACGCGGGCCAGCGGGGCCAATGAAACCGCCCTGCAAACCTTGCGGGCCGGTCGGACCAGTTGGCTTCTGAGAACCGGCATTGCCGGAAGGACCTATTGGACCAGCAGCGCCTTGCGGGCCTGTACGGCCTGTAGGGCCAGTCGAGTTTGGATCGGGACCACGCGGACTTGCTCCGATAGGTCCAGTCGGACCCGTCGAACTGGCACCGGACGTAACAGAAGGACCAGCCTTCCCGGTTGCACCGAGAGGGCCAGTTATGTCCTTGTCGTTGATAAGATCAATGACTTCCTTAAGAATGTTGGCCTGAGTATTGTCATCGTACACAGTAGCCGTGACGACAACATTAGGCCAACCGCCTTGTACTAGTGGACCGGGACCAGCCATAGTGTTCCCCTATTAACCGTTCGAGATAGTCAGAACACCATTGTTCAGCCATACTGCGTTCACGACATGCGGGTCGGAAGTTTGCGGTACGAACAAGAACGCTCGGGTTCCAGTTGCTCCGGTCGGGCCAGTGCGGCCTGTCGGACCTTGCGCTCCTTGCGGACCTGTAGGACCCGTAACCGTACCAGTTGCTCCGGTCGGGCCAGTCGGGCCAGTCGGGCCTTGACCCGTGCCACCCGTTGGACCAGTCGGACCACCAGCAGGACCAGTCGCACCAACCGGGCCAGTCGGGCCAGTCGGGCTGATACCAGTCGCGCCTGTCGCGCCAGTGTTACCTGTTGCTCCCTGAGCGCCAGCCGGGCCAATCGCGCCTACGTTTAAGCCAGTTGGACCAGTGACGCCAGTAGGCCCTGTCGGGCCGGTTGCGCCTGTGGTTGCGCCTGTGGGACCTGTTGGACCAGTAGTGCCTGTGGGTCCACCAATGTTACCGGCGTTCACCGCCGCCACGACCTGACCGAGCAAGTTGCCGATCATATTGCGGTCGGGATTAACGATACTTGGAATAGCCATGTGCAGACCCCTTTGAAGCTAATTCACCATGATTACTATCGTACATTCGTTACTGCTTCCTTAACCGACGCCGGGAGAGATAGGATGGCCCCCGCCGCGCGGCGTATTCCCGAGGATATTAGCCGTCTGAGGGCCGAGGCCCCCGCCTGACAACTGCCCCTGCTGGGTTCCTTGACCCACGGCAGCGGCCCTTGCCATATCCATTTGCGGATTGTTTGTCGCACCGGGCTGCCCGCCGTTCGGGCTGGCCTCAGTACCGATGTGGGTGGGGTTGCCTTCCGGCATACCCAGCCTGCTCGCCAACACACCTGCTGTCAACTCCGTTGAAATTCTCTTAATACCCGCTCCTACACCAGTTGCCACCCCTTTGTCAACCTCTTGCTGGATGGCCTGCTCATGCTGGCCCTGCTGGTTCTGTTTGTCCTGCTGCTCCATCTGCTCCATAGCTTCCTCGGGCGGGACAATCTCCTCCCCGTCCATACCGATGGTGCTGGACACTGACCGCAGAACCGCCGCCCTGCCTTTCAGGCCCACGATGCGCTGGTCAACCGGGTTGATGGTTGCCTGCAAGAACTCGATCTGGCGCTGGCGCAGCGTCTCGCGCTGGATGGCGACGTTCACGCCTTGGACACTGATCTTCTCCTGACCGGTCAAGATACCTGTGGTATCCGTCAGCATTATCAGATCAGACAACTGCAACAGGCACGGCTCAAACACGTCCCTGTCGATGTTGGCGCTAACTGATTGTAGTATCTTCGATGCATTGCCCATCAGCATGGCTAGCCCGGACGCTGTGCGCCCCGCGCCGCCCGATGAGGCTTGCCCACCAACGTATTTCGGGATCGCGGAAACATCGTCCGCAATAGACACAAACTCTTGAAACACAGCGATTAATTGCTGCGCGTTCGAGGTAGGCATGAAGAACGAGATTGGAACTTGCGTGTTGTTCCCGACTGGATCGTTTCGGACGTGCCACCTTTTCCACGGGAACATATCCTCGCCGTTTTCCTCGGGGGCCAAGCGGTCGTCGTTGATGACGACTTGCGGGCCTGAGGCAATGCTTAAGTTATTGACAAGACTGCGTAAAGTGGCGTTTGCCACTTCCTGCAAGTCTGTCAACAAGTCTGTCAAGCCGTTGCCGACCGGGGTGCCGGGAACTTTCTCAAAGGAGGTAATGAAGTAGGGATGCCGCTGGCGCGGGCTGGGAGACAGTTGGCACTTGATGACGTGCGCCCCGATGACCCAGCACTGGACGTTGTAGTCTCGGAGTTCATCCGGTACGGCCATACCGTAATCTTGCAGGATGCGCCCCTGCACATTGCCGTTGAACTCCATCATTGAAATCATGCCGCTGCGATTGAAGGCCGGGTTCTCACGGCTCTCCAAGACCGCGCGTTCGGCGTCGGTAGTATCCCAGTTGTCGTACAAGCCCCCACGCCCATACTCGTCCAAGACCGCGCGTAATTCGTCTTGATTGTATCCGGGCAAGTCGAGCAAGTCGTTCAACTCTGCGCGAGTGATCCGTAGCTTCTCGATCACGTTTGCGTTTTCTATATCCGCGACACCGGGGGTCCACCACAGGTCGAACGGCGATACTCGGTTCCATGTCAGCTTAGGTTTCTGTTGAACAGTTGGCTGCCCGCCGCCCTTCGGCCACACCACTTCTGGCATGACCTTGACAACCGGGCCTTTGATACAGGCGAATGGGAAGATCGGCAGATCGACTAGGAACTCAGCCATCGCATGATAGAAGCCGCCGTCCCGTAATAGCGTTTCGATTTTGCTATCACTATCGCGAGCCTGTTGGGCAGCCTTCTTTTTGGCAGCGTCCTTGGCACTCTCAATGAGAGCAGTCCTGCGTTTGGTAACGTCCTGCGGATTGGCCGGTTTACCAGTCCGCTGCTGGATAACCTGCTCCTCAGTCTTCGTGAGTTGGTCGATGGATTGGATAATCTCGGGCGGTATCTCGGGGTCCGCAGGAGGCTTGACGCACCACGGCTGGTCCTGCCCCAGATAAATGTCACGCAATAGTGAACTGGCTGCACGGCACTTCTGGGCGACGAGCCGAGCATAGACTTCGGACCCGCCCCACTTCTTGATTTCTCTAATCTTTTCAGCATTATACTGGCCGTTGAAGGTCCGCAATGCAACGAGCATACGCTCCGACCAACCCGCAGAGGTATTGCGGTGGTTTCGGAATATCTCGAATTGCCCTTTGATGTACCCCGCGAGTGGAGTGGCATCTTGCTGGGGCGGCTGCTGGGCCTGCGCAGCGGCAGCATCCCGCGCTTGGAGTTGTTGCTCCAACACTGCTGGCGGAATGACTTGCAAAACCCCAGATTGACCTAAATCACTCATGCCAAGCCTTGGACGGATGGAAACTCTTGGAGAAGCTAGCCTTTATCAGCTAACAAAATCTTAAGATAAGTCGCGCTTGTTTTACCCTTTCTTATGTGTTATAGGCCATAAATCACTGAAATAAGGACCTATCTGTGACTGACACCGTGAATTTGCCGGTCCCCGCAAGGGACCTAGACTTGCACGAACTGGCCGCGTTGGCGCGGGAGGTGGCGATCAATATCGCCAACCTGCCGGTCGCGCTGGCCAAGTTCAAGATTACCGAGGAGCAATACGCCCGGTATCTGGCCATTCCGTTCTACCGGCAGGCCCTAGAAATCGCCATCCTCGACTGGGAAAAGATACCATCGGCAGAACGGCGTTTGCAGTTGCGGGCGCAAGCCGCTATAGAAGACGGGATGCATGTCCTCGCCGCCCGGATGCAAAGCATGGATGAACCGCTACCAGCCGCAGTTGAGGCGGGCAAGCTGTTCACCAAGATTGCCGGGATCGGTGAGACAGGCAAGACAGC